GTTGAACATTGGCGTTGACAAAAGGTCTTCAGCTGCCTGTACGGGCAGTTCTGGAGCCATGTTCTGTATATTGGTAATGCCGGTAGAAAAGGACATCGTCCCTCCTATAAATGATTTTAGATAAGCATTGGTGACGAACCAACTAAAATCAGTCTACGAGGGCGAGTCGTGTATCAGCCATGCACAAGCGATGTGCGGTATTCAGCTGATAAAAATATATGTAAAGAAATAATTATTTGAAAGGAATAAAAAGGATTATCATTTGATAATCCTTTTGTGATAACAGTCTTATTTTCTACCTTCGAGAATATGAGATTTGAAATCTGCATCTATTCTTTCAAGTCGACCATGATGCTCTTTAAGCTCATCTTTTATTTCACGAATAAGATGCAAAATATCTCTTCTATCGGCAGCCGATTCGGTTTGCATTTGCCTCCTATCTGCTGCGCTTTCAGTTCTTAACCAAAGGAATATTCCGAGATTTGCAGCAATAATAGTTAAAACTTGTGACCAGTCCATTACCTTCCTCCTGATCTTTGATTTATCTCCATTTGCATTTTTAGACGTTCTTGCAACTTAATTTGCTCTTGTAATAGATCGTTATATCGTTGTCTATCTCTAAAGTCTTGCTCTGCTCGGGCGCGTTCAGTAAAACTCTGACCAAACGATTCTCCCGCTCTTCCCCATGCACTTCCTTGACTTACTGAGTAAGCTTGAAGTGATGAAGTAAAAATTACTAATGATAAAATTAAAATTGATTTCATGATTTCCTCCTTGGGATATAAGTTATATAGTAGAGTTATTACATATTTAACTCAACCCTTTCATCGCTTTTCTCATCCTTTCCCAGTTATCTTGTTTTCTTTGCTCGTCCAACCTGGCAATAGGCATAGCACTTGTGCCTTGTGTTGTTCCTGGAGCTGACATAGAGCCTGGTTTAGATAGGTTCTTCTCTACCTTCTGCTGATCCTTGCGGCTATCGGTATTGGGAACGAATCTCTTGACTGCTTTATAGATAGCAGACCATTTATCATAACCATCAGGTAGGTATTTGAATGGAGCTGCAACTTCTGGATAGTGATACTCTAGGTAATCTAGGTTATCTGTGTTACATACTTGATTGAAGTCGCTAAAATTAGACTGAAGTCTTTGAGGAAACTCTTGATGTTCTCTCTGTCTAGCTTCCGCTTCATACTTCTGTCTTTCTTTCTGGATAGCTTCTTGAACTTTTCTGCTGATCCGATCTTCTTCAGATTCTTCAACGGGATCTGCTGCGTAATCGTTTGGTATTGTATGCGTTGGCTTATTTGTTAAAGCTTCCAACGCTCTCTTTAGAGCTTCAGCTTCTTCTGATTTTTGTTTTGCTAATCTCTCAGCTTCTTCTTTTGCTTTTCTGTTAGCTTTTTGTTGTTCTCTAAAAGCATGCCAGTTAGCTTGATTCTCTTCTGATTTAATTGGAGGAGCTGCTTCAGTTTGTTCTTTTGCAACTACAGGTTGCTCTTGCTGTTTTTTCTCTTCTTGTTTAACTTCAGACTGTTGTGGCTGCATGAGGTTCCTATGTTAGATGATTCTTTGAACGAAACTGAAAAAATAAAAATACAGAAAAAACTAGTAGAAAGTCTACAGAATTATAGGAAAACCATGTCTTATATGGTTGGAGACGCTCCAATTGGTGTTCTATGTCTTCCAAAATCTGTTGAGAAAGCATTAGTTAATAGCGGCTTGTTGCGTGTCTATGACCTTTTCGATCGCGATCTTACTAAAATCAAAGGCGTCGGAAAAGTCGGCGTTGGGCACCTTACATCCAGCCTTCACGAGTTCCTCTCTATGCGCTAAGAAGTATTCATGCTCTGATGGCATGTTTATCTTGTGCTCATATCTGATATACTCCCAAAATGTTCCCTTCATAAAAGCCATAGACCATGCTTGCATGGTCTTATACTTTTTATCTACTATAGGAAGAGAAGTTAACTCCGCCATAACCATAGCTGAGGGTAATACCCATAGCCTTTTTGTTATCTTGTCTAATCCTTTATTATAAAGGAAGACGGCTTGGTTAGGCCTAGGACTTGGAAGATATGGCCACGCATAGAACTTGCGGCGCATAAGGTTTTTGATCAAAGGGTCTGTTGCTATGACCATTACGATGCAGAATTCATTTTCACCAATGACATCTTTGTGATTCTCGATGCATTGGCGTAAATGAAAATCAATATCATCAGCAAGGGCGTGACCTACCTCTTCAGCATCATACTTGGTCTTGTCTGCAAATGCTTTCTTAGATAGCTCGCCAGCGCTAATTCTTGTGGTCAATGATCACACTCATTTATTTTCTTATGAGGCTGAGGTCTAAGCTTGCCAGGCATAGCAAGAAAAGCTCCTGCTGGGTCGTTTGGCTTTCCTGGTGCAAATACACTGGCACTTACATCTATTTGCCAGTGTGCATTGCCTTGCTTGACTTCATTCTTATACTTCTCTTTCTTCATGGATAAACCATTTTATTTTTCTTTGCGTAGCTTGCAAGACCATCATTAGCTTTCTTAAGATGCTCTGGGTTAGACATTTCTCCATCTGTGTATTTCAGATTAGAAACTTCTAGTTGACCAGGCTTCATTTCCCAATGCTGGTTGCCAAGAGGCATCTTCAAGCCTTCTTTACCGCCGTTTTTCATAAATTCTCCTTAGCCCACAGGGGCAGGTTGCGCTTTAAGTTGTTGTTTATTTGCTTCACTGTTAGCAAATTTAATCGATTCTGCTAATTCAAAGGAAGATTTGATTTGACTAAACTGCATGTCTTCAAGCTCCATCATCATCTTAACAAGCTCGTAGTCTGCTTTCATTGTTTCATGTTCGGCTTGAGCTTCCGTCTTATCAATGTTAGCCATTCTTTCGCTTGCAGAAGCTATTAGATCTCTTTCTTTAGCAAGATCGCTCTTAGCTTTGGCCATGGATGCCATTATCTTAGAGTCATCTATCTTAGCTTGTTGCTGAGCTTGTTGTTGAGCCTGCTGCGCTTGTTGCTGTTGCATCTCTTCCATATCTTGCATTACCTGCTTCTTATTGGTAATGAAAGCAGCTCTTAGAACTGATTTATCAGCTATGCCCATACCAAGCTCTTTAAAGTTAAGAAGCTGCTGTAATTCCATCTGTCTTTGTGTGCCAGAGTAATTACCTTCTTCAACAGTTATCGAGTATTTCTGCGAATGAGACGTCCAGAACCTTTCGTCGGCATCATGGCCGAGGATATTACGGATCTTACCTTTGGAGAAGTTCTTGCGAATGGCCTGTAATCGTATCTTTCCGTAAAGACGTTGCGTGTAATCAAGCTTATCAAAGATTGTTTGGAGTGTGGTAAGACCAGCTCCTTGCCTAAGCATTGATAGAATTCCAGACTTATCATCTGTGGCAGCTCCGAGAAGCTCTTCATTAACACCTGATATTTTTGTAATATCCTCTGCAAGGCTCTGTGAAAGCTCCATCAAGCTCTGTGGTATTGCTGCAGGCTCTATTCTCTGTATCTCTTGAGGTGTTCTACCAGCTTTAAGTGGTATTAAGAAGCCCTGCCCTTTCTGTCTAAACGCTTTTGGGTCTGTGACAGCGTCCACAGGGTATATCCAACCGCTATTAATCTGTGATTGGAGAATTTCTAATTCAATAACCTTTCTCATGTTATATAGAAACTGAGGATCTCTTAAGTTTCTGATGACACCCATTACACGAAGTGAGTTTTGTTGGATATCAGGCTCATGATAGCATAGAGATGGTACACATGGGTATTGATCTATTCCTAGTAGGTTCTTGCCATGGTATACAACCTTATCACCAAGACATAGAACAAGCTTAACAGTTGGAACTTTCACCTTGGTTACTTGGAGCCATGGTTGTTGAGATAATGCCTGCTGCATCATATCGTCAGGGTCATTATCTTCTTGTTCCCATTCCACAGCCTCACCAGTCTTAGGATCTATCACCATTGTGGCTTCACGAGTAGTCCTGTAGTGGAATTCGTCATATGTGAATAGGTTATTTGTTGCTAGATTCTGAAGCTCTGCTTGAACCGGGAAGCGCCCATCTTTCATCCCTCCAGGTTTCATCTTATCGATTTCTTTTGCATAGCCAGGTAGAAGTAGTTTAGCGCCTTCCTTGCTTGTCCATCTGCGTCTCCAGATACCATTACAATCGGATAAGTCTTGCTTCCTGAAATATTGATCTATAAGAAAGTTGTTGTAAGATACGCAGTCGGTGAATAAATCACCAGATATGGGGTCGTTAGCATAGTCTGGATATAGATATAGCAATGTCATACCAGTATCGCATGAACCTTCAAATGCTTGGCTTAAGTATTCTTGAAAGCCGTCACGATCTTCACACCAGCGCAGTATCTTATTGTTGTCATCTGCTAAGGGATCATCGCCATCGCTATTTGGTAATGTTATGGTGCTCTTTCTATTCTTTCTTTGAAATCCACAGATCATGTTTAGATGACGGCGGATAAGATTGAAAAAGAACCTTGGTGATGACTGACTATCACCAGCGCCTGCCATGTAATTATACAAAGCCTGGTCGCCAACCTTAAACCTCTTGTCTATCGCTCCTTGCATCCAAAGAGCTGAGTTTGCGGGGTATTGAGATTGATAGAACCAATCCATCATCCCTTTTAGGTTTTTGTTTTCTACGTCAGTTGGATCTACATAACCTAAAGAAAATTGGCCAGATTGGTAGGAGGGCATGAGGAGCCTTAAAGATTAAATATAGATTATATATCAGAGAGAATTTTCCAGCGCATTAATATTTTTCAAATATGTACATATAGCTATTCGGCACAAAATTTATTTAACGTCTGATAATCAATCTTATGTTACGTACAGCAATATACTGTTTTATCGCTCATAATATGCTGTGAGCAGTAATTTTGATAATTTATTTAATTTTGTAAATTCAAATTCTGTAAACTATTAATTTCAATGCCCTCACACATAGTTTTAGGATGGGTGTGAAAAAAAGGAAGTAATCGAAATACTTGATAAAATAATTTGTATGATATTGCGTTAAATTCTAATATCTGTTTAGTAATAACCACCACCAGACATTGGGTTCATGTAACCATATGCATCATCGCCATAAACCTTCTTGCGAAGTTGATCGATAGTCAGGTGATCATCTGGATTGTTGAACTCAGCTGTTGGGAAAGCTGTAAAACAGGCATACCTAAGTGCGTCTGCGATGTGTTCCCTCTTCTTCAAAGGCGCATCTTCGCCTCTATCAGCAGCTTTAGGATCCCATGAATAGGTTTGTACAACCTCTCTTAAGACTGTACAGCTCTTGTGAATAACTAGATTCTTATGCGCAATGAACTTTGATACTGTCTTGATACCTTGTAAAATATCGTTATTGGCATCTAGCACTGGAAGGTTGCGATTGCGAAGTTCTACCTTTAAACTTGCAGCGCTCGGGTCAACATAGATAGCTGACATGTTCTTATGCTTAACAAAGTCATAGATGTCATCGGCTAACTCAGCATCTGTCTTCGAGCGTCCACGCTTGGCTGAGTCGTAGTAATATTCAGACTCAACTCTTATCTGGGGCCATTTCTTGGGAGAAATAGCACAAAGCACAGCAGCGGTAGCATTAGATGTCCCGTAATCAATGCCACAAATGTAATAGTTAGGAGGATCCATTTCTGTGTCATATTCATTGAGAGAGTCGTAATTATCATAGATAAGTCCGTGAGCTACTGCCCATTCACCAAGGATGTACCGCTTATACCACATCCCTGTATATTCTTTGCGAAGGTTGTCTTTATAAATGGGATCTAGTGAAGGGTTGTCATCAAGCGTGAAATTCCAATGAGCGATGTCCAACTCATCAGACCTATCAATATACTCTTTCTTAAGCCAATGCGCTGGTCCCTCTGGGTTGCAAGTAGCCAATAGCTGCGATCCCTTAACGGATAAGCGTGAAAGTAGCATTCTCCAAAACGGAGCTGGGATGCAGGTCGCTTCATCGACGTAAGCGAAAGCAAGTGTACTACCTTGGATACGACGTACTGCACCCTCGTCGTGCGCCCCCACAAAGTAGACATTGCGGCCATATAACTTAGTCTCGGTTGTTTTAGTGCCAGGCGGTGAAAAGCCAAGGAACTTATAGAGTTCGAGTAAAACGTTACGTTGAATCGTGTCACGGTTAACTCCAATGATCATGGCAGAGCCTGGAGGCCCGTTCTTTAATAGATCTATTAGCTTAAGTATGCTTGCGAATGTCTTACCGGAACGAACAGCTCCAACCCATATATTAAAGCGGCGGTTCGCTTGCTGGAAGCTGATAATTTGCTTTGGACTCAAGGGCATCTATTTTTGCCTTTAGCTCTTCGATTGTTTTCATTAGCTCAGGAGTTTTGTCGTTTTTCAAAAGATCTAAGCCTAAGTCGAGAGACTTTTCGTTAGGACCAACCTGCTCAAAATAATCTTTTTGACCAAGCCATTGCTTTCCTAGCCATATTCCCATAGAAGCGTTAGTTTTACTTAAAACAAATTGGTTTCTACGCAAAGAACATTTTCCACCCTCTGATAGCTTTTTATAGACAATGGAATATTCCTCACCGAACTTTTCTTTAGTTCTATCAGAAAGAGTATTAGGATGAACTTTTAACAAACCAGCCATTTCATATTGAGTACATTGCATAGAACAAAGCTGTTCAAAAAGATTCCAATCAATGTCTTTAG